ATTAATCCCAACCCAGCCAAACCTATGTCCCAAATCCCGAACACCACGGCCGTTAAACACGGCCAGCGAATCGTCCCGCTGACCCGCCCGGTCTGCGACTACGCGGCCCGCCGAATCGAGCGCATCTTGCCGCAGCTCCACGCCCTAAACGACGCCGGCAAGACCCAGCCCGACGCCGCGGCCGCCCTGGGGATTACCTCTATGACCCTGCGGAACTACTGCCGGCTGCTAAATCTCCGCTGGTCCAACCTCAACCCCCGCCGACGTGCCTGATCCCAACGCCCACCCTCCCGCTATGTTCATTATCCGCAACAACGCCCTGCCCCGCTTCTGGTGGCTGCGGCCCTGGACGACCGCCCGAACCCTTGCGGTTACGGTTTCCGCCCTCAAGGCCTACGCCGACCGCGCCGACCTGGCGCTGAAGGCCGCCCAGGACAGCCGGCAACATTGGATTAACAAACACGACCGCGCCTACGCCGTCGCTATGCACAACGAAAGCGTTATCCGCCGGCTGGAAGACGCGATCACGGCCGGAAACGCTATCATCAAGGACGCCGAAGGAATCGACGAACAGGAGGAAACCGAATGAAACCCGGCGACAAATTCACGGAAGACGATTTCAAGGCCTTCCACCTTGCCGGCTTCAACGCCCTTCTGTCCGAAATCTATTACGTTAACGAAGGGATTATGACCGGCGATATCGTAAGCGCCCGCTTCGCCCTTCCCCGCGTCCGCAAGCTCCTGGACGAATATAAGGCGACTATGGAAGCGGACGGAGCGACCAACGTCGTCTTTGACCCCTACGTCGCCGCCGGCGGCTGGATTGCCTTGCGCTGGGAATACCGCGTAAAGGACGAAACCTATTCCGGGGCGTTGACCCCGCGTCGCCGGTGATCTCCGCCCGCTTCTCTATCGTCGCCCTGCTCCTGCTCGGCTGCTCCTGCCAAGCGCAAGACGACGCCCGCGTCCTTTACGCGATCGGCCAGGTCGAAGGGGGAAACCGCTTGCAACGCGGCGACAACCTCAAGGCCTACGGATTGTATCAGCTCCACGCGGGAACCTGGGACACGGCCAACGCCCAGCTGCGCCGCGAAGGCCGGCGGACCTATCCCTTGTCGGCTTGGCGGTCCGCGGAAGCCCAGGATATGGTCGCGGCCGCCCTGCTGCGCTCCCTACGCGCTCAACTGAAGACGGAAGGGATTCACTTTCCGACCCCCGAACAACTGGCCCTTTGCTGGAATATGGGATTCGCCGGCGCTAGATCGGTCGGCTTCAACCCGCACAACGCCCCGGCCGTCCGTTTATCCTATGCCCAGAGAGTGGGCAATTTGACCAGAGCGCGCTGACATTTATTTGCTTAACCAAGGATGTTGGGCAATAACCTTGGTAAATGAACCAAACGCCCGCCGATTATATCGTTTTGGCCGTAGACCCCGGCCGCAACGGTGGACTCTGCTGGAGGGAAAGCGGGAAAGTCTACGCGGTTAAGATGCCGGCAAACGAATGTGCAACCGTCGAATTCCTGACAAAGATTGCTTGCCGATCCGCTTTGGTGGAATTGCACCTGGAGCTGCCGGCGTCCGGCGGATGGGGAAAAACCGGCCTTTCGTCTATTGCCAAACTATTCCGCGGCGTCGGCGCTATCGAAGGGGCCGGCTACGCCCTTGGCTGGAAGGTTAACACGGTTGACCCCCGCAAATGGCAAGCCGCCCTAGGCCTGAAGCGGAACAAGCTAGGGAAGACGGCTTGGAAAAACGAACTTAAACAAAAGGCCGCGGACTTATACCCCGATCTGCCTATCACCCTGGCGACGTCCGACGCGGTCCTAATCTACCACGCCGCAACCGCCGGCCTTATCTTTTAACCCTATGAAAAAGCAAATACCCAACGTCCCGCCCGTCGCCGAAATCCGGCCGATTGAAGGAACGCCTTATATCATTATCGACGGGAAGCACGTCGCGCGCTTCCTGACCCCGACCGTCGTCAATAACAAGACCTACTTTAACCTGTTCCTGAACCCGAACGAGGGAAGCCGCCACGCGCTGGAAGACCTGGTCGAAAAGAACCCCCGTCTCCGCAAATGAGCAAAGCCCCCAAGGCCGAAGAACCGGCCCCCGCGCAGCCGACCGCCCGTCAAGACCTGGTCGCCTTCCTTAACGCGATCGGGAACGTCCACGCCGACCGAATCAATCCGGCTTTTCGCTCAAAATATGCAAGCCTCCCCGAAATCCTGGACAGCGTGAAAGCCGTTGCGAAGCTATACAACCTGACCCCGCACCAGCGCCTCGGCCGCGAACCCGGCCACGTCGTCGTCATTACGGAAATCATCCACAACGACGGGACGACCTTCCCCGCCGGCGAAGTCGCCTTTAAGTCCGAAGGCCTGACGCCCCAACAGCTCGCTTCCGCAACTACCTATCTGCGCCGGCTATGCCTGACGACGGCCGTTTCTATTGCTACCGATATCGACGACGACGGCGCTGCCGCCTCCCGCCCCTCGCCGGCAAAGCCCGCCGCCCCTGCCGGCCCCTGGTATTCTTTCCTTTCCGCAATCGAAGCCGAACGCGCCCACGCCTATTGCGTCAAGAAGGGGTGGCTGCCGGCCAGCGCCGCCGACCTTATCGAACTCCCCCAGGACAAGGTCGACGCGATCCTTTCCAATCGGTCCGCTTTCACGGCCGCAATTAACCGATGAAGGCCCGCCTGACCTACGGGGACGCCAAGTCCGCGGCCTTTGACGGCTGGCGCAAGCAAATGTCGGCCCGCGAAGTCGCCCGGTCCTATGGGATTAACGTAAATTCCGTCTACCACGCCGCGCGACGGATCGGAATCCAGCTGCGCCCGGTCATAAGCCGCCCCGCCGGCAAACGCCCCGCTTAATGTATCGTCCCCCGCTTAATCTCTTGGCTATGGCCGCGAAGATGCCGCGGGAATCTCACGCCCTATTCGTCGTCGCCGACGGGAAGGTGCTTAATCCCGAATTCGTGGTTTGGGATCGCGACAGTTACCGGGAAGAACTTTGGAAGCTGAAGCGCCGTGGAATCCGCGTCGACGGCCGACATATTGAATTTGTCGCAAAACACGGCCAAGAATACGAACGTATTAACATCAACGCAATATGAGCAAACTGACCCCCCCTATCCCTACCGCGGTCCTACGGAAAGCGGCCGTTAACCGCGATATCGACGGCTTTATACTTTTGACCTGGTTCGACTCCCTTTGCTTTACCGAAGTCACGGCCAAGACGAACCGCCAATTTGAAACCTATCTGGCCTTTTGGAAGAAGGACACGCTGCCGACGCTGCGCAAGGATACCCGCTACTTTGTCCGCCTAGGCCCTAAAGCCGACCTTATCGAAACCACCCGCAACAAACTATGACCAACCGCGACCTGATCCGCCGGCACTTGGAAGCCATCAAGGGACACTTGACCGACCTGGACTATAACTGCGAAACCGAGATCGTCGGCGAAGACGCCCGACACCTGGACGCCGATATCAAGGCCGCCACCCGACAAGCTACTTGGATTGAACCGCAAACCCTGGAGGAATCGATTCAGATTAAACCCCTCTACGACCGCCTTAAGTCCATTCAATGCACGTTGCGGATTCTGCGAAACAATATCGACCTATGCGACAAGTCTATTGAAGGCGCTTTGGAATCCTGCCAAGTGATCGGGGCCGAAGTCGAAGAAACCAACGCCCCCGACGACGACCTTTAAACCTCCCTTTTATGCCCCCAATCAAGACCCGCGAAGAATACCGCGCCCTGCCGGCGCTCAACTACTCCGGCGCTAAAGAGCTGCTGAAGTCGCCCGCCCATTACAAGGCCTACCTAACCAAGCCCCAGGAAGAAACCAAAGCGCTCAAGATTGGGTCGGCCGTTCACGCCTACGTCCTCCAGCCAGACGTCGCTTTGGCAACCTACGCGACCGCCCCAGAAGTCGACCGCCGGACGAAAGACGGGAAGGCCGCCTGGGAATCTTTTGTCGCTGCCAACGCCGGGAAGACGGTCCTTACGGAAGACGAGTCCGCCCTGATCGCCGGCGTCTCGTCGTCTATGCGCGACACGCTCGCCCAGATGGGAGTCGAACCCGTCGCAACGGAACTTATGTTGACCGGCGAATACTGCGGGACGCCGCTTAAGGTCGCTATCGACCTAGTCGGTTCCGACGGCTACCTCTGGGACTTGAAAACCACGGAAGACGCCAGCCCCAAGGGTTTCCTTCAGTCCGTCCGCGCCTACCGCTACAACCTCCAGGCCTACCTCTACCGCCTGGTCTATGAACAAGCG